TATTTATAGAGGCTTGTTATTGTGCCTCACTCGTTAAAAGAAAATAATAAGTCGCTTTTAGATTACTTTAAGGTGCGTATGATGGCGATAGACAGGAAACAATGACAATATTGTTGTAGCTACAACTATTAAAATATGGAAGATAGAGGAGTATCATTAAATGTTGAACTAGTAGGTATTAAGAACCTCAAGATTACAGGAGCGTGGAGGATAGAGTTTGATGTATTTGAGGTTGAGACTGAAAAAGTAAAGGATTTAATGGACTTATTAAATAAAACATTAGCAATGGGATTAGTAGAACATGAGTAAAAAATCGGAGGTAAAACGGAGGTCTAACGGACAATTTAAGACTTCTGGCAATCCAGATACTCAGTTTAAACCTAATAACAATGCAAACCCAAATGGTAGGCTTGGGGCATTATCAGATATTATAAACGATGTTTTCAAAGAAGTAGAGCAGGATGGAAAGTCTAAGAAAGAGAAGATGATCCGTAAGGCTTACGATATGGCAGTTAGGGGTAACATGACAGCCATTCATTATTTATCAGACAGGACAGAGGGGAAATCCAAAGAGATAAGGGAAGTTACACACAAGGATTCTCTTATCATTGAGTGAGTCAATTCAGAATACAAAGAAAGAATTTTCTCCCACATCAATCACAATGGTGGGATTTAAAACAATTTTACAAGGTTCTCATAGGTGGGTACGGAAGTGGAAAAACCTACATAGGGGCATTGAGATCAATATATTTAAGCTATTTGAATCAACCCCATGCAGGGATGTATGTGAGTCCATCACATGGACTTTCACAGAGAACTATAGTAGTAACATTAAAAGACATCTTAAATCGTAGTGGATTAAACTATACATATAACCAAATGAAAGGCGAGTTCCATATACATAATTGGGATGGTCGTATTTGGTTAGGTTCTGGTGACAAACCAGATAGTTTAAAAGGCTCTAATTTAGCATGGGCAGGAATTGATGAACCATTTATACAAAAAAAGGAAGTATTTGACCAAATGATTGCAAGGGTTAGACATCCAGAGGCAAAACAATCAGAGGTATTTTTAACAGGAACTCCAGAGCAGTTGAATTGGGGTTATCAGTTAAGTAATCGTGATGATATAGATATAGGTATTGTATATGGTTCTACCTTAGATAACTCACACCTTCCAGAAGAATACAAACAGAACCTTTTATCAGCGTACTCAGATGATGAGATAAAAGCCTATGTACATGGACAGTTCATTAATCTTACACAAGGCAGAGTATATAAAGACTTTGATAGGACTAAGCATATTGCAAAGAGAACTGATTTAAACCACTTACCTGTAGTTATATGCCAAGATTATAATGTTGATTATGCGAGTGCGTTAGCTGTTAGAATGGGGAACGGATGGATTCATGTATTCAAAGAGTATCGTATGAGTAACGCTAATACATACGACATGGCTGAGTTAATTAAAAAAGATTTTTCCAATGTGACAGTTATATCGGATGCGTCTGGAAATGCTCGAAAAAGTTCTGCTGTTTCTTCAGATCATGAGATTATGAAGTCATACGGATTTAATTTAAAAGCACCAAGAAAGAACCCTGCTGTAAGAGATAGGGTTGCTAGTGTAAACAAACTTATAAGAGAAGGAAACTTCAGCGTAGAAGGCTGTCCTAATCTAATTATGGATTTAGAGCAGAATGTTTGGAGACTCGGAGACATAGATAAGAGAGATATTAAGCAAACACATTTAAGTGATGCTCTTGGTTATCTATGTAATTACTACTTTCCTTTACGCACTAAGAAGGCTATTAGTACAGAATGGTAGAGTTTTTATTAGGTATTGTAGTGGGGGTTATTATTACTATAGTGTTCTTACACTACTATGGTAAGCATTTATATTTTAAAAGTGAGTCTGAGATGGGGGAGTTCATACAGGAACATACAAAGGCGAATGATTATGCCATATCATAAAGGTTTATAATGGAATTACACGATAAGATAATGCTCCCAGACCTCGGAAAAGAGGCTGTGTTGCGTTCAGTTAAAGATGCAGAATATAGTGCGTTGGATAATACTATAGCTGAAAAGAATACATCACTAGACTTCTACTATAATAGAAACCTAGATGAGCATATACAGCAGTATTTCAGCACAGAGTCCTTATCACAGATACCACCTGTATTGATGTCACTTGTAAAGCGTTTTGCTAAGAGTAGGCTTATGTTATTAAAACAACCTGCTGAAAGATTTATTAATGGTGAGTTCAATGATTACTATACTGAAAAGACTCACAACCTAAACACTAAGGTTAGAGAGTTCGGAGAACTTGCTTGGCTGTTAGGTAGCTGTCACTTACAGAGTATGTACAACCCAAAGACACAACGCATTGAATATAAGATACATCCTATTGTTAAAGAGTATGTATATGATGGTGAGGTATATGGTGTAAGCTATGAGATACATAGAGACTTTAATGGAGATAGGCAGTTCGCTTTCTGGAGTAAGCCTTTAGATGGTGAGCAAGGTATGCACTTCCGTTTTAATGTAAATGGTAAGATGATGCCTGTAGGGAATAACTTAGAGATGATAAACCCTTACAACCTTATCCCATTATCTAAAGTAGAGTTTAACACAAGTGCATCGGATGTTACTCGTTGTGCTGTTCATGCCTCTAATGCGTGGACAGAGGTAATGATTGCTACAAGATTAATGATGGGTTCGCCTGTGATTACAGGATTAGATACAGAGATACCACCTTACTTAAAGTTTGGTGTAGATCGTTTGATTGCTCTTCCAGAGGGTGCATCCATGCAGTATGTAAGTCCAAGTGCTAATCTAGGGCAGATGATTCAATCTGTTAAGGACTTAATCAACCAAGTAGGACAGAACCATAGCTTAACAATTAGATGGGGTGAGTCCTCTGCACCACCAAGTGGTGAGGCATTAAAGATTCTTTCTGTAGACAATATAGAAACAAGAGAGTCAGACATCCCTGTATTTAGAGACTTTGAACATGAAAGATATGAAATAGATAGAGAACTATTAAGCGTACACGAAGGTACAAACCTATCTGAGAAGTACAGCGTTGATTACCCAGAGGTTGGCTTTCCTATGACATGGACAGAAGAACGCAACAAATTAGAGTTTATGATGGAACATAATCTTATTACTCGTGAAGAACTTGTAAGAAAGTTTAACCCAGACATAGATGAGGCTGAGTTAGCTTTAAAGATGGAAGAACTAGAACCAGAGCAACCAGAACAACCTACTAACCCACTACTAGAGGCACTACAGCGTGGCTAAAGATACTGCATCCTTACAATATGCTAGGTCAATAGAAAGAGTACAGCAGGAACTTGTTAAGCAGGTCTTTGACTTACAAAAGCAAGGACTCAGTAAGAATGAGATACTACTTGTACTTCAAGGGTTGGATATGGAAGATATTATCCTTAACAAACTAAACCTAAACGCTGATATAGATAGATTAATGCTTGAATACCAGAATGTATTAGGTGCGATGGAGATGACAGGCACAGTTACAGCAGAGTCTTTAACAGCCTTGTCTAACATAGATAGAAATACATTTGCTAAACAGGCAGGTGTAATGGGAGAACTTATAAAAAAGGAAGTAGCAAGGGGTATTATTGCAGGTGCTACTGAGAAAGAGATAGCAGATGGCATTTTAAGGGGTGCAGGAGGCGTTTTAAGGGCAGATCAAGCTGAGACATTAGCCAATACAGCACTTAATACATTTGAACGCAATGTAACAGTAGAGATGGCAGAGTTTGATCCTAAAGATGCTAAGTATGTTTATATAGGTATTATAGATGATAAGACCAGAGATATATGTTTAGAGATGGCTAGTGCAGGAGCATTAACAAGAGACGAAATAGACTCATCTTATTCTGGAGCATTTAGTGATGGTGGTGGGTTTAATTGTAGACATAGGTGGGCAAGGGAAACATCTAGGTCAGAGCAACTAATCAAACCAGACAAAGCAAAAGATTTTATAAAAGATAAGAAGAATTTTAGACCAATAACTGCAAGGGGAGAGGCAGTTGGGTAAACTTGCTAACATACCCAAGTTTGACAAAGCATTCTGGAAACACATCGGTGATGAGATTACTGATGATATACGAGTACAGACACAGGTAAAAGGTAAAGATGTATTTAATAAGAACTTTAAATCATACAGTAGAGGTTACGCAAATCGTAAACCAAAACTTAAAAGAGGTGGCACAGGGTTTGGTAGTAAGGTAAATCTTACACTTACAGGTGATATGATGAATGGATTACAAACAAGGGGATTTACTTCTGATAGTGTTACAATCGGATGGAGTGGTACAAATGCTAAAAAAATACAATGGAATGAGGACATGGGTAGAGCAGTAACAACAGACAGCAAACCACTTAGTAACAAATCAATAAAGATTGTACAGCAAGAGGCGAGGCAAAGAATTAAAAGAAACGCAGATAAAGAAACTGCGAAGCCTATCAACTTTAAAATAGGCAAATAGTTTTCATTAACATGGAGGAAAAAATGGAAGAGAAAGTACAAGAGAGCGTACAGGAGTTGGCTACTGAAAGCCAGAGTAGTGCAGACAACATAAGTAATCGTGAGTCTGAACTATTGCAGGAAGTAATGCAAAAGAAAGAACGATTACAGAAAGCAGAGTCTAAGATTGCTGAACTTGAGAAGGTTCAAGAAGTTGAGAGGCAGAAACAGCTAGAGGAAAATGAAGAATGGAAAACCCTTGCTGAAGAAAGAGCCAAACAGCTTAGTGAATTAACTCCTGTAGTGGATCAGTATAAAGCTGAACGCACAGCAGAGAAAGAGAAACTGCTTTCAGACTTCCCAGAAGATGATAGGGAAGAGTTTAAGGAACTTACTTTAGCACAACTAAGGTCAGTTCATGGAAAGATATTAAAACCTAAAAATAATATTCCAAGTGTAGAGACATCTGATTCAACAGGGATGCAAGGCTATGCAACTTTGAAAGAAGCTGTAAAAGACCATGTATCTGGAAAGATAGACAAAACGACTTATGAGCAAATTAAAGAAAAGTTCACATCTCGAATCAGTAGATAGTAACCCTACAACAGGCTTACAGCTTGAAGGGGATATTAAATCTGCGATTACAAAGGATAAGGAACATATCTATATGGTAGGTAATGAAGAAGTACCTTTTGAAGAAGGCTTTAGAATGTCCGTAGGGCAGGAAAAAGTACCCTTTACAGGTATCCGTTCAGCCTTCTCTCATATTTCTCAGAGCAGATGGGATTCTATATTTGGAAAGAAACGGAGTAAATAATGGCAACAGGAGATTCAGGTAATTACGCAGGTGGCTTATTAGAAGTCATCGAAGCAGAGGCTATTTTAAAATTTAGCGAAGCTAGTGTATCAGTACCCTTAGTAAAACAAAAGAGTGAAGCAAAAGCAGACCAGATTACATTCATGGCTTATAATGCAGGTAGTAATAAGGTAACATCAGCAGATGTGGCTAACACAGGAGAGGGTACAGTAACACCTTCTACTGCTTTGGATTCTGAGAAGAAAACAATCACCTTAGATATGTATAGTGTTATGCTACCTATCTATGATGAGGCTAAACTATCAAACGCTGATGATGTATATGCAAATGCAGGTGCATTGGCAGGTAATGCAATGGCTAGTAAGTTAGATGCATTGGTTAATGCTAACTACGACAACTTCAGCAATGCTGTTGGTGGTGCAACAACTACAATTAATGTAGATCACTTATTTCAATGTTTGGCACACCTAAAGCAGAACTCTGCTCCCGGACAACCTAACGCTGTACTAGAGCCTAGACAGATATGGGGAACTTATGGTATCCATAATGACCTTATTACACACGCTCAGTTTGCAGGTTCTGGTGTACAGGATGAAGGTGCAAGAGGTGGTTTTGTTTCTAAAATCGCAGGTATTGCAATACACTCATCACCAGAGTTTACTGCTACTGTTAGTTCTGGTAGTGTATCATCTGTTAAAGGTGGTGTGTTCGTACAGGATGCTATCGGATTCGGTTACGCAGGTGAGATGATGCGAGTTGAAGAGTACAGGGAAGGTTCTTTCCTACGCTCTAACATTGTAGTCTCTAGTTTCTGTGGTTCTACAGAAATCATAGATGGCTATGGTGTTGAAATGATCTCACAGATCACAGCTTAACAGCTTACTTATCAATATGGGGGGTGGGCAACTGCCCCCCTGCTTAAAATAAAGATTTAAAATATGCCAGAAAGTATAAATAGTAAGATAAAAGAACAATACGACCACGATGATAGTGGTGGATCATTAGATACTAATCAAGGGGATTTTTTAGATTCAGAAGGTGCATCTGGTACTTCCAACAATACAAAGTGGAGGAATTGGGCAGAAGGTACAGGCACTAGTTTAAATACAAGACTTTTTAACAAACATGGGGGTTCTGGCTCATTCAATACCAGATGGAAGAATTGGATAGCATTTGGTTCAACCCATTCCTTCAATTTCGATGGTTCTAATGATTATTTAGATGCAGGAACTTCACTTGGTAATACACTTGGAAGTAATAGTGCATTAACTTTATCTGTCTGGGTAAAAAATGATAACTCAAGCCAAGATGCAGGTGTTTTTAAAATAGGTGGAACAGGTAATACAGCAGGTAATTTTACTTTATCTTATTCTAGTGGTAATTATTATCTTAATTTAGATACAAATGACTCTAATCCTGTTACTGCTTATGCAGGTTTTGCAAATACAGATACTTCTTCATGGCATCATATAGTAGCTGTT